TACTCTTGATCTTGTAAAGCTGGGTGGCGAGGAAGATGCTTACTATGTAGAAAGCATTGATAAAGAAATCATACTGCTTCGTGGAAATCAGAATGGATTGCTAACCTTAATCGACCGCCAAACAGGCGAGCGAACCCTTTTGTATAAGGAGCTACTCACAGCAAAGGATCAGGAATATGCGGAAAATAACGATGTTCCTTTTAAAGGAGATACTTTGAAATTCGTAAAACGGAGCGGTGACAAATTGTATTTTATAAATGACTCTCCGCTTACTGGCAAAAAAGAAGTTATCTACTCCATTGAAGCTCATTCCAATAACTCCAAGAATAATACTGATTAGAAAGTACAGCACAAGCATGTGTATTGATTAAAGAACTTATCGAATCCT